ATGCCCGCAGGCTTGACAGAGGAGATTGAGAATAATGGCGAAGGGTGATTTCATTGGCTTACCCATCGCCACCTTAAATTCCCTGCGTGACAAGTATGTTTCATGTCTAGAGGCAATTGCGGTGGCTGGTGCAAGTTATTCCATTGCTGGAAGATCATTCAGCAGGGCAAACCTGTCTGAGGTTAGGGAGATTATTGCTGAATTGACTATTGCAATTCAGTCTGCATCTGGCACAAGAATTAGAACCACCTATGCAAAATTCGGCCCATGAAGCTTAAACAAACATTCTTGGATAAGCTTGTTTCATTTGTGAATCCCCAGGCTGGGGTGCAAAGGCTGATGGCAAAAAAAGCCCTTACCAAGTTTGAGTATGACGCAGTAAAATATACCAGGGAGAGACGTGGGCCGAGCAATCTATCTGGTGCAGAGGACTTTAGATCAAATTATGATCGTGTAGAGTTAATGAAGAGGGCAAGAGACCTGGCAGAAAACAATGGCCTGGTTCGCTCCATATTGATGAAGTTTGCAAGTCATGTTGCATCAAACTTGACCTACCAAGCCAGGACAGACAACCCCAAGGCCAACACTGAGATTGAGGCATATTGGAATGAATGGTTTAATAATTGTGACCTATCAACCAGGCACACAGGCTCAACCCTTATGCAGGTTGCAACCATGTCCATGCTCCGTGATGGAGATTTCCTTTTTGTATTGGTCAGAGATAAGAATGGAGACTTAAAACTCCAGGGTATTGAATCTGATAGACTCGGTGACCCATACAAAACTTATACAAGCCTGGAGCTTATTGGTGGCATTCATATTGATAGGGACACTGGCGCCCCCACTGCTTATGATATTTACAATCGTAGCATTGGGGATTTCTATTCCTACCAAGTAACCATTTCAGCCAGCCAGGCATTCCATTATTTCGACCCACTTAGGATTGATCAATACAGGGGAGTGTCTGCATTCCACACTGCCATCAATGATGCCACTGATATTTATGATATTGTGAATTTTGAAAAGCTGGCCGCAAAGGTTGCCAGTTCCCAGAGTGCAGTTGTGAAGAGGTCAAACAACAACGCCTCTGACCTTAGTGCATTAACAACTGAGGAAAACTTTGATAATCAGCAAATCAAGCTGGAATCAATGGAGTCTGGGAAGGTCAGCTATTTGGAGCCAGGAGAGGACATTATTTTCCCAGACGGCCCCAGCAGACCCAGTGGAGCCTTTGCAGAGTTCCATAAAATTTTGCTGAGAAACATTTGCATGGGGCTTGGAATCCCATACTCCTTTGCTGTCGACCCATCTGCCATGTCCGGCCCCACAGCTAGGCTTGAAATGCAACAGGCTGGAAGAACTTTCAACAGATACCAGAAGCTACTTAATGATAAGGTTCTGAATCCAATCAAGAACATTGTTATTGCTGATGGCGTGGCCAGGGGAATGATCAGTGGCAATGGAGCAAAAACAACCAAGGGTATTTTCAATTTTGGAGCCAATGTTTCTATCGACTTGGGACGGGAATCTATGGCAAACATTGCAGAATTTAAGGCTGGACTGACCACGGCCAGTTCAATCTATGCGGAGAAGGGGCTGGATGTTGAGGCGGCTTTTAGGGCAAGAGCCATTGAGACCAAGATGATTCAAGACCTGGCAAAGGAATATGGAGTTCCAGCCCAGGCAGTGTCTGAAATTCTGCTTCCCACAGGCCAGCCAGCACAGGCAGGGCAACAAGGACAAACAACCCAAGACGGCCAGCAGGTGGAAGGCCAAGAGGATGTTATTGGGCAAAGCCTCAATGGAGCCCAGGTTGCTTCTCTTATCAATGTTATCAATGCCGTTGCGGCTGGTGCATTGTCCAAGGAAGGTGCTGTTTCAGTTATCACAGCCGCCTTCCCAACCATTTCACGGGAACAGGCCATTGGCATTGTTGCTGGTGTGCAGTCTGGAAAAATCATTCCCACCACAGAAAAAGAAAAGCAAGCCGCCCAGGATGGGCAACAGGATGAAGGCCAGGGTGGGGCTTCAGTTCCAGCAACACCCAAAGCCCCAGTTGCGCCTACAGGCTTAGAGGAGTTGAAATGCCCACTACCAACTCAAGATGTAAAACTTAATCTTGAGAATAGGCAGACAGCAGTTGATAAAGCAAATTACGGCCCAGCCAATCCCAATGAGCCCAATGAGGGCTATTGGAAAGCCAAGGCCAATGAGTTCCAGGGTGATGTTGGAACTGCAAAGAAAATGCTCTGTGGCAATTGCGCCGCATTCAACCAGACCAGCAAGCTACTGGGTTGCATTAAAAATGGAATTGGTGAAGATGCAAATGAAGTGGCACTGGGCGGGAACCTTGGATATTGTGAAATTTTTGATTTCAAATGTGCGGCCAAAAGAACCTGCGATGCCTGGATTGTTGGCGGCCCGATGACAGATAAAAAAAAACAAACTGAACAAGCCCTAGCTAGTCTAAGCCAACAAGAGCTTAAAATGCTCATTGCTGGAATGATGGGTGGCATTGAGTTGGGCAAGTATGATGGGATTGATTTTACCCCTCCAGAAGGAGCCAGGGAGTCAGCTAAAAGGGCTTTAGATGTAAGGGAAGAGAAGCCAGCCAGCCAAAAGGGAATGACGCCTGTGGGCATTGCCAGGGCTAGGGATTTGATCAATGGGGTTAAGTTCTCTCCAGACACGGTTCGCAGAATGAAGGCATTCTTTGATCGCCATGAAGTCGATAAGAAGGGTGAAACTTGGGATGAGCAGGGTAAGGGCTGGCAAGCCTGGAACGGATGGGGTGGTGATGCTGGCTATTCTTGGGCAAAGAAAGTGGTTGGCCAGATGGAGTCAAGAGACAAGAACCTTTCAGAACCCCAAGAGGAAACAGCACTTGCTAGTTCTGATGGAGAATTAAATCCATGTGGCATGAAAGACGATGGAACATTTGATGAAGAAAATAGTTGTTCATCTGGGTATGGAAGGCCAAAGCTAGTTGGTGGATACACACCCAAAAGACCTGGAGGGAAAATTCCAAAACAAGCACCAAAGCCACAGCCAAAACCCCAGCCGCCAACCCAGCCTAGGCCAAGTCTCCCAAAACCACCAGCACCACCAAAGGGAGTAATACCAGCTAAAAAAACTCCAGAAGAACAGGAAATAAGTAGGGTTGAAGAAAAGATGCGTAAGCCTGGAGTTAAATTTGTAGTTCTTCCAAAAAACATAAAGAATGTTCAGCACATTGAAAAATCATTCGACAACATTATGGCCAAAGGTTATGAAATACCTCCACCATATATGATTACGACAGAACAACTTACTGGTAGATGGAGAAGGGCTTACGCCATCTCAAGCAACAATGAGGATAGAACCTATCAAGCCATTACATTCAACAGCAGGTATTTTGAGAGTGACAAATACTTACAAATGAAAGAACAGGGTGTAAAGGATAAGTGGAGCAGTGCTGTTGATACATTTGGCCATGAATATGGCCATGCTCTCCATGCAAAGGATGTTTCATATCAGCAATGGATGACATGGAAAAGAGGCAAATTTGGAAGTGGAAAAATTGGTGCAATGAAGAAGTCTATTGCAAAACAGGTAAGTGATTATGCAATGAAAAATCCACAAGAATTTGTTGCTGAAACTTTTGCTGGTAATCTGAATGGAAAGAAGTATAGCAAGGAAGTATATGCAATGTATAAAGAATATAGAGGGCCGACATTAAAATGATTATTCCAAAGGAATTTTTTACAGAAGAAAACTTTGAGGAGGCTTTTGATCAATACACAGAAGCCCTATATGGTCGGGGTGCTGATGCTGTAAAGCTTGAAAGACCAGGGGCAAAGTCTGCCTCTCAGACCCCAGCCCCAGCAAAGGAAAGAATCAAGGGTTCTGAGCAGAACAAGCCAGGTTCAGCGGCCACAAAAAGCACTGGTGGCAAGATTGAAATTGGGGAGGGTGCAGAGGAATCAATCAAGAACAAGCTGAAGGAATGGAAAGACAAGAACCCTGGCAAGAAAGCCCCATCCCTGGGAGCCCTAAAGAAGGTATTCAGAAGGGGTGCTGGTGCTTATTCAACAAGCTTTAGGCCAACCATTGGTGGTGGTAAGCCAAACTCCAGGAATGCCTGGGCATTAGCCAGGGTGAACAAGTTTCTGCTCATGGCAGGTGGTGGTAAGGTGAAAGAATCCTACCGCCAGGCTGACGGCGACCTGCTTTGACATAACCTGGGCATTTATGCCCTTGCCTTTACCTAGTGGTGACGAATCCGAACAGGACTTTGTTTCTCGATTCATGGGAGATGAAGAAGCTGTAGCAAAATTCCCAGATGAGACCCAAAGGGCGGCTGTGGCTTACAATACATACAGGGACGAGGAAGAGATGGAATGCGGGGAAGATTGTGAGTGCCAAGAATGTGAAATGGAGGCAAATGATTTTGGTGGGGTAAGCATTCTTGAGATTGGTGAGGCCAAAGGGCATGACTTGTTTGTGGACAAACTCAGCCTGGAGAAGGCAATGGACATCATGAAACAGGCTCCCAATGGAGTGAAAGTCAAGATGAACCACGGCTCTGGATTGGATGCAGTCGTGGGCTTTGCAAGGAATGCCAGGATTGAGGGCAATAAGCTGGTTGCAGACCTAAAGCTTTTGAAGAACAGCCAGCACTATGGATTGATTAAAGAGATGGCAGATGAGGCTCCAGACCAGTTTGGAATCTCCCTGGCATTTGTGAATGAGAGTGAGTCAATCAATGGCAAGGATTACATCAGACCCCAAAGCATTGCCTCTGCTGACCTGGTCTCCAGCCCAGCGGCAACCAATGGATTGTTTGAGGAAATGATTAAGCTTATGGAGAAGGTTAAAGAATTAAGGTGTTGGGATGGTTATAAGCCAGCAAAAGGTTCCAAGCCCTATGAAACAGGTTCTTGCGTAAAAGCAGAAAAGAAACTCGGCTATATGGCCGGAGGAAAGCCAATCCCCATTGACCTGCCCAATGCAGTTGTTGAAGGTGATGGTTTGACAAAACAAGGAGAAACAATGGAAAACAATTATTCTAAAGATATCGAGGACATCAAGGTTCGCCTGGCGGCCATTGAAGATTCGATGAAACCCAAAAACGAAAAGATGGCCGAAGCACCTGTAAATGAGCAAGCTGTTGTCGAGGACAAAGCAGTTGCAGATGGTGCAAAAGCTGAAGGTGAATCTGTTGAAGAGGAAAAGCAAGAGGAGGCAATGAGTGAAGTGGTTAAAAAGGTTCTGACCCAGTTCGGCATTAAGCCCATCCCTGTATCCCCTTCTGTTGAGGTTGCTCTTGAAAAGAAAGAGGAGCCCAAGAACTTTGAAGGCCTTGTTTCTGCTCATGCAGAATATAAGACTTCGAAGCTGAAGGCCATGAAGGCCGTCATGCTTTCAAACCCAAAAGAATATGCTGAGGCTCTTAGCCGTGGCATTAAGAACATCTAACAAAAGGATAAATAGAAAATGAGCACACAAATTGATAGTGGGTATCGGACTTTCTCAACATCGTCCGCTATCTCGGCTTTTCGCATGGTACAGCCTTCTACGACCACTGCTGGTGGCGTTGATGTGGCTGTAACTGGTGCAACCAAAGCCATTGGTTCAACCCTAGAAGATGTGGCGGCTAATGGTTATGTGACCGTGAAGCTGTTCCATCCTACTTTCTTCGCAACCGTGAGTGGCGTGGCCGCTGTGGGTGATGTGATGAAATTCGATGCCGCTGGCCAGGTTACGACCTTGGCGGCAAACCTTGTAACTGCTGGAATCGCCTTGGAAGCCGCTACTGCGACTTCTGCTGTGATTGAAATTGCAGTGCCAATGTTCTAACCCATAACCAAGAAAGAATAATAATAAAATGAGTTTTATTTCTGGTGGCACAACCGTAAGGGCCGATATCAACCAGGCGTTGATCGAGGCTCCTAATACCGAGACTGGCTTGATTGGAGCAGAGGTTCTTCCTTTGCTTCCCGTCCCTGCCAAGAGCGGCCAATATCTCAAAGTTCAGCTTGCACAAGCTGACCTGTTGAACAATGATTCTAAACCCCGTGTAGCCTCTTCTGACTACGCCCGTGCTGTTCGTGCGTTTGGGACTGACACCTACGACACGATTGAGTATGGCCTCGAAGAGCTAATTGATGATGGTTTCCGCGCAGATGCTGACAGGTTTTTTGATCTCGAAGCATCGTCTGCCCGCTTCCTCCTTCGCCAAATCAAACTTGGCCATGAGAAGCGTGTAAGCGACATTCTGTTTGCTGGCACAACCCCATTCACAACCGCTGACCAGAGTGCAATCTCTGCCTACACCAATGCGAATCTTTCCAACATTGATGTGGCTGGTGATGTTGCTGGTGCTCGTACTGAGTTGAACAAACTTGGTTACGAAGCCAACACGATCATCATGTCTGCCCCTGTGTTTGAGCGTATCCGCCGCACAACCAAACTCCAGAACCAGTTCTTTGGTGTTGTTTCTGACACCAAGGGCCGTCTCCTGGCTGAAGCTGAAATCGCCGCCGCCCTTGGGGTTGAGCGGGTTTTGGTTGGTCGGGCCGCAATCAACTCTGCTAACAAGAACAAAGCCTACTCTGGTGGGTTCATTGTTCCCAATACGCAGATCATTGTTGCCAATGTGCAGAGTGGTCAGTTCACTGCTGGTGGAATTGGTCGTACCCTGGTGTGGTCGGCTGATGCCCCTGGTGGTTTTGTTTCTGAAAGCTATCGTGATGAAGCCCGTCGCTCCAACGTTCTCCGTGTTCGCATGAACACCAGTGAGAAACTAATTGATGCTAACGCGGCTGTCCGCATCACCACAAGCTTCGCCTAAAGACTGCTGTTGGTGTGTTCCTTGTGGGGGCTGGAGGGATAAAACCTTCCAGCCCCTACTTTTTTGACAACACCCTAACCATATTATGGCAGACCCAACAACATCATCTGTTTATTACGATCAACTTTCACACGCCGCAAGACCAGGAACTAGGTATGTAACTACAACTGGAACAGCCATTAGTTTGGCCAGCGGTTTTGGTGGCATCTATATTATTTCAGATTCCAAGTTTTCAAGCATCTCCTCTGCCGTAACTGGCCTTTCTGGACTTGCTAATGCTACTGCGGCTTCTGCCTCTACCATCAATGCAGGGATTTATCTTCCTGGCACTTGCACAGCATTCTCTATTCATAGCGGAATTGTTCTTGCCATTGGTGACTAAAAGTCTGTAAGGTAAATCCTTATGATGATTAAGGGTGGCATTCGGATTGGTGGGCTAGGAATATCTGGTTTCGATGCAGATGCCGTTGCATACTTCGAGAGGGCTGGCGTTACGGATGCTACAGCCAAAGGACAAATTAATGCCTTTGTAAAAGGCGTAAAAGATTTGGGATTGTGGTCTAGTATAGTTAGTTGGCCTCTCCGCTCGACTCAAAACTCTGGAACTGGCACGACTGCTTATTCGCTGGGTGGGTATGGAATATATGATGCCACTTTCAATTTAAGCCCAACATGGGGTACTGATGGAATTACTTTTAATGGAAGCAATTATTTAAGTCTTTCAAATGTGATTGCAACAAGTCGTGTGAATAAATTAGCGATGGGGGTTGGCAAAATTACTGGATATACTTTCAATAGTTTTTTTAATATACAAGACGGAGGAAGTAATACGAGAAGAAACCCATTCTTACTTCTTGGTGCGTTTGGTTCTTTTGATTGTAGTTTTAACCTTCCGAACTCTGGTGTTTCAAGTCCAGAAATAAGTGCTTTTACGTCCAATCTGCCTCAAAATATCTTTTATTCAATAATTGGACGAACCACCGGCGGGTCTATGTTTCTTTATCGCGACAAAGTATTGAAGGCATCATTAACTGGACAAACATTTAATCAAGGAAGCACTTATAGTTTTTCAAGAATGGGGTCTGAATATACTGGAACAATCGCGTTTACAGCGTTGGCAGGTGACGATATTAGCGAAGCACAATTAAACACATTAAATGATCTCTACAAAACTACTATGGGAACTGGCCTCGGATTGCCATAATTAAAAACTAGAAATCCTACTGAAATCCTAAATGAAACACGACATTTCAATTTATCTTATAGCTGGAAATGAGGAAGCCTATATTGCCAGGTGCTTGGAGTCGTTTAAGCCAATGGCAGAAGAGTTTATTGTTTGCATCTCTAGGGGGAGCCTTGAGGCAGACAAAACAGAAGAGATTGCATTGGCTCACGGTGCTAGAATTGTTCATTATAAAAATAAAAACAATGGCTGGAATCATGTAGATGATTTTGCCTCTGCCAGGAATACAGCCCTAGAGGCTTGCAAGAATGAATGGGCTTTGTGGGTGGATGCTGATGATGTAATGCAACCAGGGGCAGAAGCCTTGGTGGATAATGCCATTGAGGAAGCCAATAAAAGAGGGGCAGATTTGGTTGCATTCAGATACGATGTTCAGAATGCTGGACTTATACCATTGAGGGAAATGGCCAGCAGAAAAGGCAAATGCAAATGGAAGAACAGGGTTCATGAGGCTTTGATTGCCAATGAGCCAGATAAACTTTTTGGGGTAGATAAGGTGGTTAGGGTTCACAAGCCCCATGGATATAAAAAAGCATCAGCAGACAGAAACCTTACAATCTTAAAAGATACCCTGGAGCCAGCCCCCAACTCTCTATACTACACCCAGCAAGAGCATTTCCTTTCCATGAACTGGGAGAAGTGCCTGGAGTTTGGTGAAATGGCCTTAATGTTCAAAGACCTTGAGGACACTTTAAGATATGATGTGCTTTGTAATATGGGCAGATGTGCAAAGCCAGAGAACAGACTGAAATATCTTGGACAAGCTATTACCCTCCAGCCAGACAGGAGAGAGGCACACTACTGGACAGCATTGGAATATGCTGGAAGAGGTCAATGGATTAAGGCATGGGGTTCAGCCAGGGCGGCCATGAGCCTACCCAGACCATCCTCACACTACTGGAACCAGGTTGAGGCAATCTATGGCTGGCAATCAATGGACTTATATGAGACTGCTTCGGCTTGTGTTGGGAAGTCTGATGAGGTTGCCAAGATGAAAAAGTTAAAGCCAGCCCCCAGAATCACCATGGTTCATGCAACTAAGGGAAGGCCACAGGTTGCCTGGCAGAGAAGGTTCCAATGGCTTTCATTGGCTGAGAAGCCCCTTGAGGTTGAGTGGCTTTTCATGGTAGATCATGACGACTCCACTGATTACACCCCACACCAGGCCATTAGGTGCAATCCTGGTGGCATTATCAATGCCTGGAACCAGGGGGCAAAACTAGCCAATTCAGACATCATTGTGCAGATGTCCGATGATTGGGCTCCACCAAGGCACTGGGATGCCTCTATTTGCTCCTTAATTGGCTCTAAAACCACCGATCAAGTCTTGGCAGTATCAGATGGCTACAGGTCAGACAAGCTACTCTGCATGGCCATTCTAAACAAAAAGAGGCTTGAGACCCAGGGCGGATGGCTATTCCATCCAGATTACCAAGAGTCCGATGGTTTGTATTCCGATAACGAATTCACAGAAAAAGCCTATGCCGACCAAGTTGTTATTGAGGCAAAGGATTTGAAGTTCACTCATGAGAACCCAATCCACACTGG